TCCATATTTCTTTTAAATTGTATGGCGGGCATGTAAATAATGAATAATATACTCCATGTGAATCAAATATATTCTTACATGTTACCGTAGCATCCAAATTTAATGCTTTAATAATCTTATTACTTTCGTCTACATGTTTCTGGTTAATATCCTGACCTATATATTTTATTCCTAACGAACATGTACCAAGCATTCTGCCGCTAAAACCGCTAAACGGATCAAATACCTGTTTATCAGAATCAAATTTCATATATGTTTCAATCAAATGCTTGGCCAGCATAGGATTAAATACTGAAACCTTGGGTGCAATTTTCGAAACATTGAAACCATCTACAATACATTGAGAACTAAGTCGAGAACTGTAGATCATCCTGTTACGGACTGTCTTTTCTAATAATTCTTTATTACTCCAACATTCTACAGGACTGATATTATTGCCAACCCGTGCCTCCCAGATACTTTCATGAAAATTACGGATAATACTAGAACCTACATATGAATTCTTGTTCCATTTCCATTCCTGTAAATGTTTCCAGTCTTTTTCAATACGTTCAATCGAATATTTCGGATATGGAAATTCTTTAGGCAAGTCGCTAATAATCGATTTAACCCATTCCTCATAGTCCATATCATATACTTTAGTAATTTCATCAAAACATTTTTCAATATTAGTATCGTCACATACGATATATTTCACGTTTTCCGGAACTTTACTAAATCGTTCACAATCATTTTCTCCACGAACATGTTTACCGTTACTGTCTTCTGATAAACCATGATAATAGATTCCATCAATTTCAATTAATAACTTCAATTCGTTATCATTAAAAACAGCAAAATCAAAAGACTTACCGTTAAGTTCATATCCGTATTCGAACACGAATTTACGATTTTTAAGAAATTCATAAACTTTCTTTTCCGGCGTTGTCATTTTTGACCTATAAGATAAAGCTTTCTGCTTAACTCCTGGAATTTGCATCGGTGACGTAATATCAATATTATACTTCGCATTCCATGTTTTACGAGACTGCATTTTGTTATTATAATACTTATCGCCGTATTTTAATTCTTTTGTCGCATAAGTCTGTTCCATATTATTGTACGTTTCAGAACCATGATTTGCAAGCTTCGTTGCTTTAATCTTCTTTATGGATTCTACAGAACCACCTGCATTCTTTACACCATATTCTTTAAAGTTTGTCTGTTCTGATTTTTCTTTAAAATCCTGACTCTGCATATAGTTTTTAGAACCATATTTTTTATTACAAGTCTGTTCACGTTTTTCCTTAACCGAATCCAATTGCGTCGTTACTTTCCAAAAACATCTACGAGAACAAAACTCACGATAACCATGTTCAAGATTCCAATACTTGGTTTCTGTACCGCAACATTTACATTTGCCTTCGTCTGCAGTTTTAAACCACTTATCATAATAAGTCTTAGGTTCCATCTTATGAACCATTTTAGCATGACGTGTCACGCAATCGATTTTACTGAATTCCTGACCGCATTCTTTACATTTAAGTTTATCTTCCATACTCAGCACCTAGCACGTTATTTATAAAATAAAATATAATAAAAAATGCAGGTTTCGTCAACCTGCATTTTTAAAATGTTACTTCAATTACCAGATTACCAAACGAGTTCTTCCGGAGCCTGAGCGAACAGACCGTTGAACTTGAGGAGACGGTAGTAGTTTTCAGCACCAAGCATGTTATGAGCGAAGCCATAACGGGTCATGATACCGACGCGAGGACTGAAGTCATTCGGGTCGATAGCCTGGTTGACAACACCAGTAACGTACGGGCAGAAGATAACACCTGCATCATAGAGGCTAGAGCCCTTGAATGCAAGAAGAACTTCACCGTTGTCGTTTGCACCGAATTCGTCAACAGCGTACTGGTCACAGAAGACCTTAACAACACCATTCAAAGTACCCATTTCCGGAGTAACAGCAGAGCCGTTAACTTCGTGAGCAACCTTGGTGAACCACGGGTTAGCGCACTGGAGAACCGTAGCAACGTCCGGAGAGACGACTGCAAGGTTAGCAGCACCACGACGAGTAGCAGTACGAACGTCATTAACACCCTTCATGATATGCGTGATAATCATGCCGAAACGTTCCTGAGAGTTTGTACCAACGAAACCGTCGTTTTCAGCGAGAGTCTTGGTAGACTTGTTGAAGACACGCGGAGTGCAGAGAGACTTACAACGACCGATAGTTTCACGGTCCATTTCAGCGGTCATTTCTGCCTGAAGCACGTTAATCATTTCCGTCATCATTTCGATACCCTGCATAGCCTTAATATCAGCAGCAGATTCGAGAGAGAAGGAAGCAGCGAGCTTACGAGTCTTAGCAACGATAGACTGACGGCTGAGCATAAGGCCGATTTCCGGCATCTTACGGCTTACAGACGGGTCATCAGAACCAAACGTCGGGCCAGTGATCTTCCAACCTTCTGCAGACTGAGTATCAACACCAGTACCTGCATCCCATTCACCGTCAGTGTTGGCGGTAGAACCGGTAAAGCCAGAGAAGCGCGGAACAGCCTTCCATGCAGCTTCAACGAGTTCGTTCGGGTTATTGGTCTTGTAAATGTAACGGAGGGCGAATGCCAAGCCAACCGGACCAGTCAACGGCTGAACACCGACGAGGACGTTAGCGAAAAGCTGCGGGAACACACGGCGGACGAGAGCAAGAGAAATCGGAGCGAAAACACCCTTAGCGTCACCACCATGAGGAATACCCTGGTCGAGACCGAGCGGAGCACCGACACCCTGAGTGAAGTCTTCGGTCAACAGTTCAGTACCGAGGTTCTTGGTCTGCTGGTTTTCAAGAAGACGTGCAGTATTATAACGGACAAGGTTGTCCTTGATGCCAGCGACTGAGAGGCCCTTCGGAGCCTGGCTCCAACGGTCCATCATACCGGCCTGAGATTTCGTAATTTTCATTTATTAATTCTCCTATAATTAATTTTTTCGAACTTTCATTCAAATTCTATATTTTATTTATAAACGACTTTTTGAATTTTTCGTTTTTTTGTAATTAGTCGTCCAAAAGGTTTGCAGAACCGAGCAACATGCGTTCGCGAGCGCTCATTTCAGGCTTCTTGGAGACACGTTTTTCGTTAAGCGGGTCGTTCGTACGATCTTCGACATAGCTTGTCTTGCGAACAGGACGTTCGCGATGTTCGAAGAGACGGTCCTTTTCGTAACGCATTGCGGCGACAGAATCGGTCTGTTCCTGAATCATCTCGATGTACGCATCAATATCTTTCTTGGTTTCGTTAAGGCTCTTTTCCTTGAAGAACTTCTTAACCTTGACACGCTGAGCGGCAGTGAGGTCGGAAGTCTTTTCGGAAATCAAAGAACGCTTGCCTGTGCTTTCGACAAGTTCAGCGAGACGCATGTTTTCATCAAGCTGCTTCTTGAGAGATTCTTCAAGGTGAGTATTTTCAGCCTTGAGTTCGCGAATCTTCTTGGAACCGCTCTGGTCCATCGGGACATATTCGTCTTCGAAGAGACGCTTGATGCCTTCGATAATCGGAGCATAGGTTTCAGAAAGGGCAGTCTTCTGGATAAGAGCCGGGCTAATCTTTTCGTTGATGTTGAATTCCAAATACTTATCAAGACCGGTAATGACCTTTTCTTCAATAGCTTCAAGTTCCTTACCATACTTTTCCTGGAATTTCTGATCGAAGTATTCGAAGATATACTGTTCAGAAGTTTCTTCAAGCTTTTTCTTGTAAGATTCGACCTTTTCATTTGCTTCCTTGCTCAAAGCTTCGCAACGTTCTGCGCAGAACTTATTGGCAATTTCTTCAATTTCAGCGGTCTTCTTTTCTACAGCTTCTTTAATCTTCTTCTGACAGAATTCTTCTGCCTTCTTAGCAACGATTTTTGTTTCTGCATCTAACTTCGCCTGTACTTTTTCGTCGACAGTTGACTCAACGATTTTCTTAACATCATTGAGCTCTTCGGCCGTAAATTTCTGAGCGAGTGTTTCAAGGATTTTATCCATTTGATTCCTCCAAATTATTATTTTTTCTATATTTTATTTATAAGATCGTTTGGGTTTTTTCTGTCATTCGATAAAAAAACCGGCCTATTACGGTCGGTTTTATTAAAGTTTTCAGCTATTACCAGCCACGACGCGGGTCACGGCGCAAGCCACGTCCCTGAGCAGTCTGCATAAGGCCTGCGATGTAAAGCAAAGTCCTTCCGAGATTCTGTGCTTCGTCTATGTGCAAGCAGATTTCATTGTATTTCGGACCTGAAACACCGTGGTCGACAAGCTTGGAAACATCTTCGAGGAACTGAGCCTTGGCAACATCAAGAGACGCAGCCTTTGCAACTCTTTCAAAATATGCGTTAGTAAGCCACTTTTCGCAGACTTCAGAAAGCTTCGTACCATCATTTGCACCGATACGTTCAGAAATGACATGGAAACCTGCACGTTCTGCAACAGCAAGAGCTTCCTTAACGGAGCCGGAACAAATACAATGTGACCTGCCGCAGCACGGGCACTTGCGAGCAAGCTTACGCTGCTTCTTCTTTACAACAATACCGTGATTATCATCGATTTCGACAGAATCCTTATCATATTTCTTGGTAACGAAGTCCTTCTTTGTAACTTCGTGGTTTTTCTTGACGACGGTATAACCCGCACGTTCGACTAATTGTTTTGCTTCATAAAGTGTCATGACAATTTCTCCAATTTTATATCTGTATTATTTATAAATAAAGAAGTAAAATATTGAGGAATTATTAAAATG